GTTGAAAGAGGTGCACCAGTAAAGCCATTAGGTGGGCGAATGCTTTCTATTAAGGTTGAAAGAATCTACAAAGGAGGAAAGGATTACGTTGTAAAACAGATAGATTCCCACCGAATATTCTAATAAATAACTGTTGTTAATGGTGTTATTTTAAAAATATCACTGATATTGCTTGTTTGAAACATTTGTTTTGTATAGATTTGTTATACATTAATTAAAATCAAAGAAAAATGAAAGCATTTTTAGAATTACAAATCTGTAACGACAGACATTTAAGAAAACCAACTACTCAAATTATTGGTGACGAAATAGTAAATACTTGGAACTATACAAGCATATCTTGGGCTTGTCAGGGCGAATGGAAAAAGGTTGTATTTAGATACAAAAAAAGCCAATACGATTTCAATGTCGCAATGGAAGAACTTAAAAAATTTATTAAACAGAATAGTTAAGACGTAGAAATACGTCTTTTTTTATTTACAAAATTTAAATATTATGAAAAGGAAAATAAGCAGAATAGAAATGTCAGAGATGCTCGTAAAATTAGACGAAGCAAAAGAGACAAACCTACAAACGATTAGCAGTATTGAAGATAGTCTGAAAGGATATGGAGGTCAGCATCGCGACAATCGTATTATATTTAAACAACAGATAGCTCAGTTAAAAGAAACTATGTTGGAGCAAGAGGAGTTGTATAAATCAATAGTAAATCAATTACATCAAAGAGTAAATAAATAGATTATGATCAGAACAAAAGATTCTTTAGTAAATGAATTATCCAGATTAGACGCTTCATGTTTTCGTAAAAATGGTTTAATTAAAAATGAAAAGTATAGACATGAACCACCACAGTTTAGAATTAGACTGAATGAAGTTTATAACAAACTTGCAAAAGAAGACATTGAAAAATTAATAAATATTAGAAATAAATAAATATGAAATACGAAATAATAGGATATTATCAAAATTGCAAAGCTGAAGTTATTGACGAGGCTATAACAAGAGAATACGCATTACAATTGATGCGTAAATATAAACAAGAATTTGGAGATGGATGGCGAATAATAATCAAAAAAATAAAAAACAAATAGTTATGAGAAAGTACCCAATTTGGAATGACGTTACGGCGTGTATCTACAAATCAAGCAAATCGTATGGTGCAAAAAACGAAAGTACCAACAAAATCTATGTTGGCAGTTCAAAAAACAACAGCCATAAATTAGCAACTATTACAACCAAAAAGGAAATTTATGACGATGTGATATCGTTTAAATTGATAGTTAACAGTCTTGTGATCAAGGAAATTCGATTTAAAAATAACAATGGCACTGCCGGAGATAAATTAAGCGAATTATAATGGAGGATCAAATAACAAAAAGAATGAATGACATAAATACATTCATGTCTACAGAAGACAACGAAACATGTTTGGTCGGCACAGACGAATATGGCAAGGAGTTCATGGTCTGGTTTGATACCATCGAACTATTGGAATGGATCGACACAGAGTATATGAAGCAAAAAGCTAAGGATTACATAACTAACTTATAAGAAATGGCACACAAGGTAAACGTATGGGCATGGGATCGCTTTAATGCATCGCTATATGCTCAAAGAATAAAAAGCAATGACATCTTTCAATCTTTGTATAAAATCACATACAAGTATTTTAGGAACAGTAATGAGATGCATAAACCAATAAAAGCAACTGAATACGTAGTGGCTTACGACAAAGATGAAGCTATCAAAACATGGGGCAAATACAAGGCTCTTTTAATTAAAATTGAAAAAATAAAAGCATGAGAATCAAAATACAAGAATACCACAAGGAGCAAGACATGATCGAATTCACTATTGAGGAGGTCGATTACGAGTGCAATTATAATGAAGAGACTATTTTACAAACATATCCAGTATCTCATAACTCAATAACCAATACAACAGATTGCGAAACAGAATCATTTCAGTACAAATTTCCGGTAATGGAATCATTGAAGAGAATGGATGGCATAATGATCGGAGACCCAGAAGGAATCTGCAGACATTTAGAGCTTAAAATAAACATGTAAAATGAAATTACTCGAAACAATATTTATAATAATTATTAATTGGATTTATAGAGGAATTAATTAAATTCGATTTTCCAATAATCAAAAATCAAAAAAATGGCAGAAAACAAAAAAGGCTTTATCCTATATGCAGACACAATTCATTCAGTAAACATGCTGAACAATGCACAGTCTGGAAAACTATTTAAACACATTTTGGCTTATGTTAATGATAAAAACCCAGAGGTGCGTGATCCAATGGTTAAACTAGCATTTGAACCTATAAAGCAGTATCTCAAAAGAGACCTACGCAAATATGAGGACATGCTTAAAAAGAAAAGCGAAGCTGGTAAAAAGGGAATGGCAAAAAGATGGGGAAAGGATAACAAAAATAACACCAGTTATCAGAGCATAACATCTATAACTGATACAGATAGAGATAGAGATACTGATAAAGATATACATAGGAGCTTCGCTCATTTGTCTATTTCAAAAAAAGAATATCAGAAGCTGTGCGATGATCATGGAGGTGATAATACTGACATGATTCTGGATCAAATAGAAAATTATAAAGCAAATAAAAAATATAAATCTTTATATTTAACTGCAAAAAATTGGCTAAGGAAGTTACCGAAGGAAGAGGCAGAGGATAAATTGGTCAAACAAGCTAAGCAGTTAGGCTATGTTAAATAAAGGTATACACACCAAATACTTATTGGATTTAAAGCACGGAAAAATACAACAAGGTCTGGGCATCGGTTGTGCCTTAGACAAATATTTTGTATTTAAAAGAAGTGAATTAACTATAATTTGTGGGCATGATAATGTCGGCAAGTCTTATTGGATATTTTGGTACTTCCTTGTGCTTGCGTTAAAGCATGATTTAAAGTTTTGTATTTATGCAGCAGAGAATCAGTACGGACAAATCATGAGGGACTTAATACAGATGTATTCGGGTATTCGATTTGAGGAGTTACACGATGAGCAGATCATGAGTTACTCTGCTTTCTTAGAGCAGTACTTTGACTTTATAGACAATTCAAAGCTATATACCCCAGAGAGTCTGCTAGAGGAGTTTAAAAAGAGCGATGCTGATGCGTATCTCATTGATCCGTTCACGGCTTTAAATCGTAAATTCGGATATGAAGCTAATTACGAATTTCTTAATATGACAAGACAATACATTAATCAATCCGGCAAAAGTATTTATGTAAATACCCACCCCACATCTGAGAGCGGAAGAACTGGAAACATATTTGCAAAGGGACATATCTGGGAGGGACACTTAAAGCCACCAATGTCTGCTCATGTCGAAGGTGGTAAAAGTTGGCTAAACAGAACAGATAGCTTTTTGACTATTCACAGATTAGTCAAGCACCAGACCATGAAGTACATTACATTAATTTCAGTTGATAAAATAAAAGACACAAGCTCTGGCGGTAAGCAAACCTTATTGGAGGACTATATACTTTGTGATTTTAACAGAGGTCTGGGCTTTGAGCTTTATGGTATTAACCCACTAGAAAAATTTAGGTAATGGATAGCTTAGAAATACTAAAAGCAAAGATCAATCTGCAGACATTAATATTAAAAATGACCAACAGTATTGAGGAGATACAGAATAAACACCCAGAGAGGACAGATATAATAGACAGCATGATGGAAAGTGCTGAGGACATAGCTCAATTTCAAAGCGTTTTTGCTCAATTGGAGGAGGAATTGATCATTGAATGCAAAGTAAATCTCAGAAATCAAATAATGATCCAAGACTTAAAACAAGAAAACCATAAGCTCAGAACAGATTTAAGAATCAAAAAAGAAGGTTTTTAGTGCCAAGATGTAAAAATTGCAGAGAAAAATTCGAGCCAAAGCATTTCAATCAAAAGTATTGCTTCAAACCAGAGTGCGTTAAAGCGTGGGTTACGTCTGCAAAAAAGAGCAACTGGAGAAAGGAGAAAAAAAAACTCAAAACAGAACTGGAAACTGTTCAGAGTTTAACCAAAAAAGCTCAAAGATATTTCAATACATACATTCGATTGAGAGATCACGATCAAAATTGCATCAGCTGTCATAAAAAACTTACTGGTAAATTTGATGCTGGGCATTATTTTAGCTCTGGAGGGCATAAAATACTTACGTTTAATGAGGACAATGTGCATGGACAATGCGTTCGCTGTAACAGAGACTTACATGGCAATCTATTGGAGTATCAAATAGGCATTGCAGAGAGGATTGGAACGGATAAACTATTCAAGTTGCACGAACAAGCTCATACGATTAGAAAGTTTACGAGAGAGGAGTTGCGAGAGATCATTGAAATTTATAAGAAAAAAGCAAATGATTTACAAAAATAATGTGTATTTTTGTTATACAATAATCAATTAAATACATATTATGAAGGAATTAAAATCTATTAACATCAAGGGAAAGCAGTACGTTGAGGTCAATGAGCGGTTGCGTTATTTCAGAGAGAACTACAAAGACTGGAGTATTGAATCTGACGTGATCCAGAAAACAGAGAACTCAATCACTATCAAAGCATCCATTAAAGATGACAAAGGAAGAGTGCGAGCGAATGGTCTGGCAGAAGAGATAAAGGGCAGTACGTTTATCAATAAGACCAGTTACGTTGAGAATTGCGAAACATCAGCATGGGGACGAGCATTGGCTAATCTGGGCATAGGCATAGATGTATCGGTTGCTAGTTTTGATGAGGTTGCAAATGCGATCAATCAGCAGAAGCCTAAGCAGAAGAAAAAAAAGACTATAAGTGCAGAGAGATTTGAGGAGGCATTACTTGCTATTTCAGAGGGTAAATATACCCATGAAGAGCTAAGGAGCAATTTTGAATTAACAGATAAACAATTAAAATCAATTACATTATGTTAGGATCACAAGCAGATAAGGTATATTTTACAAAAAGGTTGAACGGATTTAAAAGTCTGGAAGGCAACAGAATCGTAAATATTAAGCACGTTAATCGAATCGCTGAGAGCATTCGGAAAAATGGATTTTTAATAAATCCGATAATAGTCAACTCAAGGATGGAAGTAATAGATGGACAACATAGATTGCAAGCTGCTAAAGAGCAAGACGTAGGCATTTATTATATTGTGGCAAGAGGGTATTCTTTAAATGAGGTGCATTCGTTAAATCTTAACCAAAAGAATTGGACAGCAAAAGATTACATGAATGGCTATGCTAATATGGGAGTTGAGCCGTATGTAAAGCTACAAAAATTTCATGGAGAGAACAATGATTTCAGCATTTCTAATTGCATTGCTATGTGCTCAAATATATCTGGTGGACGTGCATATACTTTAACGCAGAAGCATAGAGTCGATGGCAAAGGAAAGGGCACAAAACAAGTGTTTGAAGAGGGAACATGGAAAGGAAAAGATTTTGATTTGGCTCAAAATTATGCGGATAAAATAAGAGCATTAAAAGATTATTATCAAGGGTATAAACGAAGCACGTTTGTTGGTGTCATGATCAGCTTATTGAATAATGAAAATTTTGACTACAGACATTTTGTTCATAAATTGAAATTGCAACCCACTAAGCTGGTGGATTGTGCTAATAGACCTCAATATCGCCTCTTAATTGAGGACATTTATAATTGGAACACCAGCCAAAAAGTAAACTTAAGGTATTAATATGCTAAGAATAAGATGTTCTGCTATTGGTAACATAATGACCAATGCAAGAAGTAAAACAGAAACCCTAAGCAAGGGTACTAAGAAATACATACAAGAGTTAGCTCTTGAAAATATCTACGGAATACGAAAAGATTTCACAAGTAAATATACTGACAAAGGTAACTTAGTCGAAGAGGATGGCATCCAGTTAGCTGCTGAATTGATGGACAAGGGTTTCCTCTATAAGAATGAAGAGAGGTACAGAAACGATTATCTCAGCGGCATTCCAGATGTGAACACAGATGGTTGCTTATTGGATATTAAAAGCAGTTTTGATGGCACTACGTTTCCATTCTTTGCTGAAGAGATACCAAACAAGGCATATTACTATCAGTTGCAAGGATACATGGAGCTGACTGGTAAAAAGACTGCATATCTTTGTTATTGTCTGCTCAATACTCCTTTTCATTTGGTCGAAGATGAGGTGCGGAGAGCTCACTATAATGCGTTTTTAATAGATGAGAACGAAGAGCTGAGGGCAGATGTCGAAAAGAAGCACATTGTTGATCACATTCCAAAGATCAAAAGGCTCAAAGTGTATGAGGTGCATTACGATGAGGAGGTTATAAAAAAGATATATGATCGAATAGATGAATGCAGAGAGTATTATGAGGAGTGCGTAAAAGAAATCAGCGTACCAGAAAATGATATGGCAGACATAGATGGATCACAAAACGTAAGACATGAATAAACAAATAACAGAGAGTGATAAACTCACAGAGCAATTAAATGTAAGGATAACGAAAGCGGAGAGGGAATTGATGAGGGTAACGATCAAAAAGTTCTACCCCAGCATGAAGACTGGTGCTTTTATTAGAATGATTTTGCACTTGCATTGGAGGAAAATTGCAGAAGGTCTGGACGAATCGGACAAATTAGATCAACAAATAGTTAAATTTTTAAAAAGTAAATAAATGGAACACAAGGAAAACACCGGAAAGATATTCAAAAACAATTTTAAGGAGAAAGAGAGCCAACCAGATTACAAAGGAACTGCGTTAATAGATGGGCAGTATAAAGAAATAGCACTCTGGATCAATACAAGCAAAAATAATGTTAAATATTTTAGTGCTCAATTCCAAGATAGCACAAAAGATGTAGAGCAAGGAGGTATAAAAGAAGATCAAAGAATAAAAAAAGCACAAAAAAATGACGATATACCATTTTAG